GAACGCTCCATTAGAACTTGAACAACAGGTGTTTCACGCGATGACAGCGTGCGAAGACTTGTATTACAGTCAAGGCATTGTGACCTCAAATTTCCACCGTCATTACACGTTGCAAGATAGCGACTGGAACCTAGGTGTAGCTAGCCTGGGCCAGAACGCAGAACAGTATTTTAAACTACGTTGGATTCGAATGAAGAAAACCTTAGCTAAATTCTTCAATCTCGAGACTAACTACCTGACCACTCATAGGGACCAGGAGGTTAGTCGTATTGTGCACCAGCACCAGATAAATCTCGACTCAGATGACACCCTAAACACCCTCCTGTCAGAACCGCCTTTACCTATAGGTTCCCCCGATGACAGGAGGAAGCGTCGGCGACTTTACCCCCGGGTCGTGCGTACTTGTGTTGACATGGCCCAGAATAAATGGGGGCTCCCTAAGGATATCCCAGCGAATCGTATGATGCTGAGGAAATTCTTGGGAGATCACTTGGCGGCTCATGGGATGAGACCGTCTCACATTGCTAGTGTTCTACCCATTGCGGTGGAGTTGAGCTTTGTACCTTCTATCGCCATGATCGAGGCCCAGGAGATTGCCGCTTGCGGCTACGTCTTGGATAGCGCCCGATCCTATAATGGTGGTATAGTAGCCGTGGATGGCACCTTGGTGCGTCCCGGTGAAGGGCCTTGATGTGGCCCAAAAACACTGCTTGGCGTTACAACCGCTACATCACAAGCCCCTCGTGATGTGCGGTCGTTCCCTAACGCCAGTATGCAAGCAGTTAAGTTTTTGGGAGCAAAACGTAAGATTCGAAAAGTAGTCGCTCTTGAGCACTACTCGCCCGCTATCGAATTTCACGTCCACAATTCTTGTGTTGAAAACCTAGAACGTTCCGTACTCGAAAGAGTATTCTGGGTCAATGATGGGCAGGGATGGGTTATACCACCCGTGCCCCATGATGGTCATTTCAGATCAACACTCACCTCGTTTACGAACAAACTGTTACCGTACCTCCCCAAAACCACCCCAGTTGCCAGGAACAAATTTCCGGAATTGTACTCGGGTCGAAAAAGGGAGATATATACGTTAGCAGCTGCCTCATTATTTAACCGCGATTTTGAGGCAGGTGATGCGAAGGTGAAGGCATTTGTTAAAGCCGAGAAAATAAACTTCACCTCAAAACTCGACCCAGCACCACGGCTGATCCAACCCCGTGATGCTAGGTACGGCGTTGAGCTAGGTCGGTACATCAAACCCCTAGAGAAACGAATAGTGAAATCTGTAAACAAAGTCTTCAACTCCCCGACTATATTCAAGGGGCTGAACGCAGAGGAAAGCGGAAACGCGTTGAAAACAAAATGGAATCGGTTTGTCCACCCTGTGGCGGTCGGATTAGATGCCAAGAGGTTTGATCAACATGTACACTGCGCCGCCTTACAGTTCGAGCACAATATATACAAAAATTGTTTCTATCACCAGAAGCATAGACGTGAACTAGCGATGCTACTTAGTTTCCAACTTGAAACTAAGGGGACCGGTTATTGCACCAATGGAAAGGTGCGGTACCGGAAAGCTGGTGGTCGTTGCAGTGGTGACATGAATACGGGCCTCGGAAATTGTATCATCATGTGCGGTCTAATCCATGCCTACTGTGAAAGTCTTGGACTGACCTCTTTCGAACTTGCGAATAATGGAGATGACTGTGTGGTAATTATGGAAACAAGTGATCTAGAGATGTTCCAAAAATCTCTCTACGACTGGTTCTATAAGATGGGTTTCAGAATGACCGTCGAAACCCCGGTTTATGTTTTTGAAGAAATTGAGTTTTGTCAGACACACCCAGTGTTTGACGGACAAAATTATGTGATGGTCCGCAATGTGCGTACTGGGATTGCCAAGGATTGTGTTTCTACTGTGTACAATGACACCATGAACTCCCTATACGCATACTATCGCATACTCGGCCAAGCCGGGATCCACCTCACTGGAGGAATCCCGGTCTGGCAAGAGTTCTACTTAGCATTAACCAAGACCCTCCCGAAGACAAAGGACGGAGGGGTTCCACTACAGTTGGAGTCCGGAATGATGAACTTAGCACTTAGGATGGACCGTAAGGTGCGGCCACCTAGTGACGAGGCAAGGTATTCATTCTGGTTGGCTTTCGGTATCACGCCGGATGAACAGATCTTACTCGAACACCACTATAGCCATATTGATATGGACTGGATTGGGTTGAAATCCACCCCCTACAGGGATTTCAACCCGTGGTTTCCCACTGGTGCTTGATGGTCACCAGTACCCCGAAGGGTTATAAACTACATAGCACACATGCAGTGTGCACTCATGCTGGGTGTCATCATACGCCCATGGGGTTCATAGGTTTAAATGTTCCAAAACTATTACTTTAGTGCTAAACAAAATGCCAAGAGACTACACGGCGACAGCGTCAGCACCTATGGATGTATAGTCCCTGTGCCATCAGGTATCCCATACTATGGCTAAACCTACTCAACCACAAGCTAAGAAGCAAGAAACGTTCATTCAGAAACGAAACAGACAGTACAAAGAAAGAAATGGCTCGCAAAACATCGGACCCATGCAGACAATGGGAGCAATGGCCGGAACCGGCATCGGCAACTATTTCGGCAACCCCCAACTCGGCTTCCTCGCCGGAAATGTCATTGGACATGGCGTTGGGTGGATCACCGGAACTGGAGACTACAAGACCAATTTCAGGTCAATCTCCAGCAATGCTTGCACCGTGCCAAGTTTTAGAAACTCCGATAGCACCGTCATCACCCACAGAGAGTACATCCAAGACATCTTCAGTGGCACCGGAACACCATCCGCTTTCTCAACAACAGTACTCCCCCTTAACCCTGGACAAACATCCACATTCCCATGGCTCGCACAGATTGCCGCTAACTATGAGGAATATGACATCCAGGGTATGGTTTTTGAATTCAACAGCACCAGCGGAAATTCCGTTGCCTCCACCAACACTGCTCTCGGAACTGTTATCATGGCTACGGAATATGATCCGACCAAACCAGTTTTTGAGAGCAAGTTGGCGATGGACAATTACTCGTTTGCGGTATCTATTAAACCTAGTGAGAGCTTTCTCCACGCGGTTGAATGCAAGAAGAACCGCACTCCTGTTAAGCAATTGTATGTTCGCACTGGAAGCAACACTGGCACTGACCTCAGATGGACCGACTTTGGCAACTTTACGATTGCTACTTATGGCTGTCCGGCTGCTGGCACTAATCTCGGCGAACTTTGGGTCACCTACAAGGTCAAGCTTATCAAACCCCGACTCCCTATTACCATAGGATTTGGTGGTCAAGTGGCTTCATCTTATTCGCAATGGGCCCCAACCTCGTCGAACTTGTTTGCCACTTTCTCCAACCAGTCTGGCCCCTTAGTCGTCACCTCCCCTAGTGTCAACGCTATTTCCTGGATCGGTATCCCTGGCCAGAGTTACCTCGTTGCTATTGCTGTTCCTTCCACAACTTCGATCCAGGTCGTCAGTGTGGCCGGCCTAGCAAGCAACACTGGCTATACCTCAAAGTACCTATCCGCTGCTGGTAACTATTCCCACAACGAGGCCACTGGGCCCACCGGGATTGCTACCATCATTGTTAATTGCACGGCCCAACTTCCCGGACAGACCATGGGTATGTCGTTCACCACCGCCTTGATTGTAGGTGCTGCGACTACCTACCTCACGGTCACCGAGATTGACTCCACTATAGCTTGATAACCCCAACGTCCCAAGTTAAACCCCCACTATCATCAGTGGGGAACTGACCGAAGTCATATAAACTACGTTCCGACAGAGATTGTTGATGAAAAAGTCACTTTGTGGACCGAGCACAGCGGAATATCTGTGTGAAAAAGGCTTAAATCTCCCTAGGTAATCCCCATTGGATCGGTTAGCTACCGGCTTCGTGCTGCCACCTAAATATTGTTTTTGATTTTATGATAATTTATTTTAATTTATTCTAAGGTTATTTATACGACTGGGCCACGCCCAGACCCCCCCGCTTGCAACGGGGGGGGCGGTGCCACTCAGAGAGTGGCGTGGTGTCATATCCGTGTAGCGATACACGGG